TCTTCTGTTGTTCCAATCCTGCTCTGATTGGTTTCATTATTTCAGCCATTACATATTCCTGTATCATCTTAAACTCTTCCTGTTCTCTCCTTGTAGTAGCTTCTTCATTTACTGCCATTACTTTCCATGCAAAAGGTCTTTTCATTTCCATACCTAAGAGTACTTTAATCTTAGGAGAAGTAATATCTCTATTTACAAAGTTAGCAGGTAACTCTCCACTCTGTGCACCAAATGGTCTAACTACATATTCAAAATCCCTTATATTCAACATGTTATTAAACATGTCATAATTAACTTTCATCCTTTTATAATCTGATACACCATTAGTATCAAATGAGTCAAAACCATATCCATTAAAACCTACTTGTGAAAATGACCTCTTATCCAAAAAGTCTATATTTTGTTTGTACCAAGATTTACCATCAACATTTTTTTGACCTCTTGTCAACCTATGTTTAGGCATACCCTTACTAAAATTACCATCAGTGCTATGTATCATATTGCTTGTTTATTTGAATTTTTAAACCATGATTTGTAACTATCTAAAAGATATTTTGCTGCTTTATTTTTTTCTGTCTTATCCGAATACTGTTTTTCTCCTTCTTCTTCTATTTGAAACATAATCATCATAAATGCCATTACTCGGTCAAAGTTTCCTTTCTTATTAAACTGTATTAATTCTTCTATTAATCCTGGGTCTTCAATAGTATCTAAGTTTAAAACTATATTTCCATTTTCATCTACATCTCTTTCTTGAAGTAGCCATTGTTTAATATACTTAGCACCTGCATCCTTAAGGTCACTATTCATGTGAATACCATAAACCCTTGATACTCTTGAGTTCTTAATACTCTTAGATATAACAGCATCAGGTTGTGCAGCTAACAGATGTAACTTTCTTTTCTTTTCAAAATATCCTTTAACATCTCTAATCATATTCTCATGCATTATCTCTGCATTGTAAAGTTCTGCTAACAATTCTACAATTCTATGAGTATCATCTACTGTCTTCATTCTACCTACATAAGCTGCTACTATTTTATTCCTTGTAAATGAAAACACAGCATTACTTTTATATACATATACAGCACCTAATGATACACCTCCACTTTGGTCTTGTTGATAAGGGTCATATCCTATCTTATAAAGACCTTTAGGTGCATTAGGTATTGGATATTCAAATATAACTGGTGCACCACTCAAATCAGTAATCTTAGGTTTATAATCCCAAACAGGTTGTAACTCATTCTTTAAATCAGGTAATGCTTTAACTTTACCATCTTCTCCTCTTATAAGATTAACAGCTTGTCCTTTCTTAAAATGCAATTGTTCTCTTTCTACAATATCCTTTCTTCTTCTAAGTTCAGTAATAGGAAAGTCATTAGTAGATACTGTTAAAAAAGCTTCACTTGGTTTTAATGGATATTCTTGTACTCTACCTTGTATAACTCCTACACCATTAGCTGAGTTCTTTATAATTATCTCTCTTTGATTAGTTTCAAAATCAATAGCTTCTTGTGTAGCAGAATTACCTTGTTTATCATAAAAACCATCCATGTTCCAAAACACAGGATGAAAGAATCCACACTTAGTATTATCTGCATTATCATCCCATATATTTGTAAATGGCATTAAGTTAAAAGTAAGTGGGTCATAAAACATTTCAGCAAAATCTACTGTACCACTTTCCATATCACCACCTGTACCAAATATAAGTATTTGTCCTGTTACATATTTACCTGACCTAAGTGTAGGTTCAGTAGCACTATAAGAATCTTTCAAATTAGGAAACTTACCTGCTTCCTCAAACAATACATAAACAGAGTCTTTACCACGAGCAGCATCTGGATTATCCTTAAATGTAATTGCCATTACTTGTGATGCATAACCTTTCTCAATAGCTACACCATTCAATACTTCTTTAAAAGATGCTTTCCTATATTCCTGCTTATCAATAAAATCTCTATTCTTTCTCCAACCAGTATGTTCATTTAAAAAGTTCATATAGTCAGTAGCCATACCCATTGTACCATTAGGATATAAATACTTCTTATCAAATGCACCAATAATAGAAAGTGAGTTTCTTGTGTTATTATACTTATTAACTACTTTAGATGCATTCTTAAATGAGTAACCTTTTCTTCGAGATTTACCTACAATCATGTGTCTTCCACCATCCAAATACTCTTCTTGAATACTAACACTTAAATGAAGTTTATCTAACTCTTTTTTAGTAAGTCCATTATAAGCTATTTCAGTTGCCCAATAATAGTTATAATCACCATCCCAAAAGTCAGGAAATCCTTCTATCTTTTTAGCCTTCTTACCTGCTGCATTTTTCTCTACTCTTAAGATAGGACAAAAGTTAAGATAAAAGTAATGGTCACCTGTAATCTTAACTCCACCTGTTTCATATCCTTCAATAGTTCTTCTAAGTTGTTCTTCCCAATACATTTGCCAGGATGGAGAACCCCAAGGGTCAGGACAATAATACCCATGCTTTTCAAAGTGTCTTGCTTCTTCTCTGAAAACTTCTGTATTAATCCAATGTCCATCAGGGTTTCTTACTGACTCTACTTTCATACTATTGTGATGGAGCTGCTGTTACATATTTCAATCTATACATTGTATGTGCTGTAAGTTGCTGCATTTCATCTAACTGATTTAATATCCAACTTTCTGTGTACATAGACCTTGCTTCATCTATTTTATCATACAAAGATTCCATGTATTGAACAGGATTTTGTATTACAGAAGCTGAGAATGAAATTGATAGTTGACCATGTACAGCCATTACAGTTTCAGCAAATGTATCTAATAGTTCATCAAGGGAATCATAAAAAATACCCATAGCATCATGTATTGCAGAAGACTTTACTCTCTGTTCAATATGAGTAATGTGTGCATCTTCTTTTGCCTTAAACAATAAAGATACAAATCTTGAGCATGACTCAGGATGTTTTCCCATACCCATGCCCATAGACATTGGTGTAGATTTAAGTGACATAGTGGGTTCATCAAAGTACCCTGCTAAATCTTTTTTGTTTTTCATCATCTTTCAAATGGATTAATTTCTTTACCAGATTTTGTTTTTGAACTCTCATATAATTCCTGCTCAACTCTTTCTTTTAAATCAGTCATTGATTTAAGTACTTCATTAGCAGACTTTAATGCAGGAATAACTTCACCAATCTTATACACAGGTTGTCCTTTATCTGTTCTTTCATTAAAATCTATATTCTCAAAAAAGTTAATAGTTTGTTCTATACCTTTCTTTACAGCAATATAATACTTCATTGATACAGATGCTTCTTGTAACCATTCATTATACTTAACAACTCCCTCTCTTACAAAGTCATCAGGAAACCACTTTTCATCTCTCCACAATCCTTTAATTACTTCTCTTTCTTTAAGCTCCTGTGAATAACCTGCATAAGGATTTGTCTTTCTTGGTGATACCAAGAAGCAAATATAAGAAAATTCTTTTATAGCTGTTTCTTTATGCTTAGATTTATCTCTATCCCATATTTCTTTAAAAGGTGAAATAAGTAATACTTCCTTAACAGGAGTTACATGAGAGTTATGCATTTCAAATATTTCTACCATATCCTTTATGTAAGTGACATTATCATATCAATTAATTCTTGCTGTGGAAATATATCATTCTTTCCTGCAAATGCATTACCATGTGTATATATACCAGGATTCTTTTCCATCTCAGTAGGATTACAAAAATCAAATGCATATTTAACACCTTTACTCTTAATCATTTCATACAATCCTTTCTTAGGATTTATCCTGTACAAATCTTGCAAGTAGTAAATCAAGTTTTTTATCTCTTCAATCTGCTTATCAGATATCTTATGAAAATACTGATTAAACCTATAAACATATCCTAAGTCAACTACTTGGTTAGGACTTACTTCAACTCCAGGCCAAGCATAAAATCCATTAGGATTCTTAGCTATCCATTTACTCCCTTGATAATACCCACCTTTATTTAACCCACCAAAAGAACAAATTTCTAATCCAATAGATTCCCTATGTAGTGGAGTATTTCCTACTGATAAATGCCAAGCATAAGAACCTTTAGGTAAACAACTAATCATTCTACCATCAAAACCTAAATCACCTTTATTAGGATGCTTACCACCAAGTACATATTCAGTACCTACTGAGTTAGTATCTTTTTCCCAAAACTTAACTGTTTCATAAGGATTATCCCAACCAGCAGTATGATGTAATATTAACCACCTTTTAGATACAGGCCCAGGATAATAATTAGGAATCCATTTACCATTAATAGTAATACCTTGAGCTATAGGGTAATACTCATAATCATCATTAGTTAAATCAGTATCTACTTTAGCAAGTAATGCATTCCATGTAATAGGACCAACAACACCATCAGCAGTAATACCAGATTGCTTTTGAAATTTAACTACAGCATCATGTGTAATTTTACCAAATATACCATCAATCTTTATCTCAAGTAATTCCTGAACCTTCATTACTTCATATCCTGTATCACCAAGTTTAACTGTTTCCATTTTGTTTTATAATTAATCTTTGAGCTAATGTATTAAATTGTTTTTCCATATCTACAAACCTTACATCTACTTCAGTAAGTGCAGTAATATTTTCCAAGTAAGGTTCCATATCATGATTGAACCTATCAAAAATATGTAAAAAGCTATTAGCTGAGTTAATAACTTCTTGTGCTCTTGTGAGTAAATAATCTTCTGTAATTTCCTCTGGCATTTCTTGTAGTGTCATTTTTCTTTAGTTTTAATTGTTCCTTTAATCATAATAACATCCTTTGAATTATCATCAAATATAATAGCAGCAGACTTACTGAAATCAAATGATGTTATCCCTTTACCTTTCAAATGATTAGGAAAAGTAGGACTTTCATAATTCAATATTATCTTATTACCTTCCTTCTTAGATGTAGTACATCCACATGCAGGTTTAACCTCTATAATCTTCTTATCACCTAAATATTCAAATTGAGCTTTAAGTGCTTGCTTTGGTTTTACTTCACCAAAATTGTAAGTAGTATGATTCCACATTATTTTAAGATTTTAGTTTTATATTCTAACCATTGTTTCTTAGACATCATAGGATAATAACATTTACCTTCACATTGCTTATTCGAAAGAGTAAGTGCAGGTATATCACAACCACAATGTAAGCATTGTCCATTAGAGTAACATTCTTTATCCATTAATTGAAGTCTTTCTTCAAACTGTTCTTGTATATGTTTCCTTACCAAGAACTTGAGTTTGGAATAATAGAGTACCTCTCTTGTGTGTCCTTGTATATAATACCATATATCACTTAGATTTCTTTCTCCTTTCATAATACTCCTTAAAGAGCGTAGGATTTTTCTCAACATAATTCTCAAGTATTTTTAATCTAATAAAACATTTACTATTCTCAGTAACCCAATCTTGTGTTCTTACTAATCCTCTTAACTTCTTTATCTCCTGTA